TCAGCGCGGTCCATGTCGTATCGACAGCCAGCGCGTTGTCGCCGGTGTGCGTGTGAGCGACCTTTATGACATCACCACTCGCGGACGCCAAAGCGATGGCCCCGGCAAGGGTCGTCTTTGCGGATGTCCAATCAGTCCCAGCCCCGTTTGACCCGCCGTCCCAAACGTAATAGGTCGCCATTAGATAGCCGCCTCATCAAGAATGGCTTGGTATCGGTCACGCGCTGGCTGGAATCTTGTCGTGATAAGGGTATTCCATTGCGTCGTGTTGAGGGTTCGCCCGAAGTAAGCGTTATAACTCAAGCGAACCTCATTGCTTGTAAAATCGCCCGCGTTAATCCTCTGGTAAATCCACCAAATGAGTTTTGAAAATAAAATTTTGTCCCCGCGTGCAAAAGCGTCATCCATCCGCCTCCAAATCCTCTCGGCGAGTTCCGCTTTCGTTTGATGGTTAAGAGTCAGCGCCATTTATTCACCTATGAGAGACTTGGCTTCCGCCACCGCTAAATCGTTTGCCAACTGGTCCGCGTGCATTGCCAAAAGCGTGTCCCTATTCGCAACACCGTCCCACAGATAGGGGCCGCACATATAGACTGCCCCAAGTGAGTCGGTATGGTATTCAACCGTCCACTTCCCGCCGCCTGTTTGCGTATGGGCGTCTGTCGAATAAGTTGAAGTAACTATCGCCATTTTTTAGGCCATTGTTATGATGCCGTTCGCGTCCCATTGGATCGTGAAAGTCCCGGCCGTCGCCGTCTTCGCTCCACCAAAATCGAAGGAGCAGACGAGGCTATTTGTATTGGTTGTGTCGTAAACGACTGCATGATAGGCCGTGATCGTTGCCGTGGCCCATGCCACATCATCCGCGTCCCATTTTGTCGTCGCCGCCACCGTTACCGATTTGTTCGCAAGCGTCGCACCGCCGGCCGTGTAGTTTGTCCCGCTGGCCTCGTTGGCGCTCACGTCGCTCCAGACGGTATTCCCAGCTGTGAACGTGTGGCTGTTGTTCATGAGCGCAACCTTCACGGTATCACCACCGCTCCCCAAGTTGACCTGCTTGTTTAAAAGGTTCCCCTTAAAAACGTTGTAAATTCCACTAGCCATTTTTGACCTCCTCCGTCACTTTTAGCCCAGATAAAAAGTTCTGAACCACGCTTAGGCTCGGCGCGTGAATGACAACACTTCGCGATCCATCCGGCTTGATAATATCTTCCGATCTACATTCAATGACAGGGTTTCCGTCGACAAATTTAATTTTGTAAGTTTCATTGTTTTCCATGTTTTTAAATAACGCGGGCATTCCACCCGCTCGCCACGTTCTCCCCGTGGTCAGGCGTGTTCAATTGTTACCGTCCAATCACGAGAAGTTGAGCAGTCGCGCCCGTCCAGTCCGTCGCGGCAGTTCCCGCGGCGGCAGTCGTCACAACGGTGATGACCAATCCCGAGAAGGTGGCGAAAATGCCAGCCAACGCGGCGTCATAACCAGCCGTCAGGCTCGGAACAACGGCAAGAATCTCCGAAATCCCATGAGTCGCGGCGGTCAGCGTCACCGTGTCAGAAGCCGACGCGGGGACGATGGTCAATTTCAACACCTTGTAGTCGCCGGCAAATTCAGTAATCCCAGCGGCGGTTCCAGTAATAGCACCCATTTGTTTTCTCCTTTTCCGTCAGAATTACACAGCCGCCGCGGCATCAACCGCGATCACGCCGTATTCTTTGCTGTTGAACATCGCTTTCTGTAGACCGCCGATAAAGCTAGCGGCAACGCCGTCTTTGTTTTTGTAGTCAAACGTTTCGACCACAAGCGCATCGGGGTTGGATGCCTCAGCCATCAGAACGGCAGATTGACCGCAGAGAAGGTTACGGGCGCAGTCCACGGCGCAGTCGGTCCCGACTGCCGCCCCACGGAACGAGTTCCCGGCCACGCTCACGTCGAGCCAGGGGACAAACTCATTTTCCAGGAGAAGCACGTTGGACCAATAGCCAAGCGCACCACGGAATACAGGATTCTTGTCGCCACGTTCGCGGGCGTTCTGTTGGGCCGTTTTCCAGTCGGAGGATTTCCGAATGTCACGGACGCAAAGAGGGTGCAAATACATCACATAGAACGAATCCGCACCGCTTTGGATTTTTTGGATTTTCGGATTAGCCAGCTCAGCCTTAGTCGCCGCAGATGTCACCAGGTCAAGAGTCATGGTGTCATTCGACGCAAGGGCGTCGGTTCCGGTCGTTTCGGCGCAAATATACCGATCCCCAACCCCAGCCGCCTCATCAGCGTCAGGGATGTAATCGGGAGTGTTGGACCACGCCGCGCGGGTTCCAACCACAACGCCATTGGTATCAACCAGGGTCGTGTTCGTCACGCCACCGAGTTTCAAGAAAATCTGTCGGCAGAGGAATTCTTTCATCCACATTCGAAGATTTTCTCGGGCCGCTTTGATTTGGTCGTAGACGGTTTTTTGCGCGTCCAATTTACCAGTCAAACGAACCGCGTTTCGGATTTGGTCGATAAGGACCTGTTCGGAATACGAAGCCATAGACTCTTCGTTTCCTTCCAGTTCGCTGTCACCGGTCACACCAGCTCCGGTCAAGCGGGCAACCAACCCGAAGGTCTGGCTGTCGCCTTTGCTCTTCGCCAAGTCTCGGGAGACGTTGACCACGTTGTTCTGTCCCTCTCCCATAAACTGCATCACGTTCTCTACATCGCGTTGCACATCATCAAGAAGCTCTTTAGCCCAAAGCTCTTGACGAAGCGCGTCAATGCTAACGGTGTTAGCCATTTTGTTTCTCCTTTTAAGGTTTTACCCTCGAAGGAGCCTGGCGTATTGGTCAGGGTGCTTTTCGCGGAAAGACAAACGTTGTGTCGCCGTCATGCGGTTTAAGTCCGCTAACGAAACATCATCAGGAGACACCGCCCTTCTTCCGCCACCACCCGCAACCGACGCGCTCGAAGCCCTGCGTAGGGTGTTCTCTTCAATGCGCTTCATCTTGTCGGGCGTAAGGCCCCCGTTTGCCTTTGGTTCGGGTCTCAGAGCGTTCCCGTTCGTTTGCTCGTCGGCTTTCTTGCCGTGTAGCGGATGTAATTGCCCAATTTCATAGGCGATAATCGCGCCGTTGTAGTCGTCCAATCCGAGGCTGTCGGCTCTTGCCGCCGCCTCTTGTAAATCTCGAAAAAGTTTCACCGCTTTCGCTCTTTTCCAAGGTTCTGGAATAGCGTCAATATTTTTGATGACCTCTTTTGCCCGCGTTACAGTTTCGTCAAAGTCCGGGTAAATCTCTCTTGCGTATTCCTCTTGTGCCTGCTGAGCCTCCGCCACCGCCGCCGCACGGGCGTTCACTTCATGCGCCCGCCGTTCCGCCTCTTTGGCGTTCTGCGCTTCAAGCTCTCGAAGGGCGCGAATCGTTAATGGCCTGTCTTCCGGGTCTTCCGTCTGCTCGCCATCGCCTTCCGCCTTCGCCACCTGCGGGGCGGTCAGCTTCGCTTCCAACGCTTCCCGCGCCGCCCGTTCCTTCGCCAGTTCCGCTTCAAGTCTTTGCCGCGCCGTCCGCTCGTTCTTCATGCGGAAATAAATCCCGCGCATCGGATTTCCTGGAGGGAGAATCCCCTCTAAAGCCTTCTGTTGTTCCTCTGTCAGGTCGTAGGCCGGGATTCCAGACGGATTTCGTTTCCCCGCGTTCTCTTCGACCTTCACCGCTTCCACCACTTTCTCTTCCGGCTTAGGCTTAGGCTCCAACTTCTCTTCTGCCTTGACCGCCAGAGGTTCTTTCTCTTCTTCCTTCTTCTATTTCCCTTTTTTTTTTCTCCCTATTATTCTCTCCTTTTTTTATTACCCTACTTCTCTCCCCTCTTTTCTTCTTTTTTCCCCCCTTTAGTATTTTTTTTTTTCATCTCTTCTGCTCCCTCACTATATTTTTTCCTCACCTATTCTCCACTTTTGCATTCCCTCTTTTACCATCTTTTCTGTCACTT